CGCATGAGCAATCATTGCGGGGAGCATACCTTCACCGCAACCTATGTCTAAAACTCGTAATCCTGTCCAATCGTGCTGACCAACTATTGACCATGCTTCATGAAACACATTACATGTAAAAAAGGTATCAGAACCACCTTTAAATACTTCATTATATTTTTCTTTTAATTCTTTATTTTTCATATTCTGGGTTCATCTCCAGTATATTTTGGTCTTATGTGTCTAACAACAGAATATGGATTCATTACATACTTTGCTTTATCTCTTACTCGTAAAGACCATTCTAAATCTTCTGCATCTCCATACATCAATTCTTCGTTTAAAGGATTTTCTTCCATAAACTTTTTCTTTGCTACCCAATATGAACCAGAAATATAAGAATAATTTGATGCATCTGCATCACTATAATCTATAAATCCTCTCTTTGGATAATTTGGATGGTCCCATGAAATCCAATCACGAAATCTATCCCCCCATATATTTTGAACAACATTCATACAAATATCCCAATCGTCTCCAAATTTTAAAAACCCTTCATACCATCCTGTCATAAATGCATGATAATCGTGAAAGTAAACTATATTTTCATACTTTGCTTTTTCTGTTAATAGATTTTTCTTTTTAGTAATCCACCCACCCTGATTAATCATATTTTCGTCACACCATTGTTTCCCTTTCCCCACCATTCCTATTTCTTCATCAAAAGGAATGTGAACAATGTCTTCTCTGTTATGAAGGGAATATGTGTGTCTTCCCTCTGAAACATGTGGTCCTCCGACAATAATGATTTCGTACTCTGGTATGTTTTGTTTTCTTATAGATTCAACCATACAACGAACCCTGTCTTGCCAAGCAAAACAAGATTGGGATGCGGGTGCGGTTGTCATAGCAAAAGTAAAATTCATACTTTACATCCACTCCCACCATTTCTTTTACAACCCGCCTTACCACCACAACATCTTGATTTTTTGGATATATTATCTTTTGTGTATAAATATTCAGCATATGCAAAATCTTGCTCTGTGTCGATGTCTATTGCTTCCTTTTCAGTAACTTCGTATACATAAGGTCTTTCTCCAACCAAATCACCATTCATCATACATTCTTTTGTGGTTATAATTCCCCCAAAACAAACACCCATAATGTCTGTTAAATCTTGACTGTTTGGTTGCTTGCCTGCCTCATAATTTAACGGTCTAAATCCACCCTCTTCGTTTGTCAAAAGATGATGGTTCATTAGATATCCTGCCACAAGATTTTGGTCAAAATCATTTTCTTTGTATAATTTAATCATACTATTATAAGTAGAAATGCCCATAAAAGGATAACAAACACTAGCAGATAAAATATAATTAGAATCATATAAACAAGAAGATTCAGCAACATGTTTATATAAATCACTTGGTTCTGTATAGTCTTGTGCATATTCTGTATTTCGCTCTGCCCATTCAATGTTCATATCTTTTGCTATTTTCAATGCTGTTGGACAATCACTATTCAAAACAATTCTGTCTATATTCTTCACTGCTAATAATTGTTCAATTTTATTAACAAGCAAGGACATTTTAGGGTTTCCAAACTTTCTAATATTTTTATTTAAAACTCGTTTAGAACCCCTTCTTGTCATTATAAGTGCTGTAATTTTTTTCATATATTCCTTCCGTGAACACCAATATGCTTTTGTTCTTTTTTTGCTTGCATATCACAAACAGTAGATAGCCAAATCATATGAATATTTTCAACAACATTATATTCTTTGGAATCCACCCAAAAATTTAAATTTCCTATTTTCTGTAAACTATTATTTTTATCAAATCCAGTAAATGTTATAATTCTACTTCCGTTGGACTTGACATATTCTGCTGCATTAATAATATTTTCGGATTCACCCGAAGAACTAATAAACACATAACAATCCTCATATCTTCCATATAAATGAACAAATCTCTTCATTGAATTTTCATATCCAAAGTCATTTGCATATGCAGTAATGACACTAGAATCATTAAATGCTAAACAAGGAATGTCTAATTGGTTTGTAAAATCTAATGCTGCATGGGTAGCAATGGTATTGCTTGCACCATTACCAAAAAATAACATCTTGGAATGAAAACTTCTAAAAAAGGATATCATTTCCCCCATATCTTGTATTTTTGAATATAAAGAATCTGTGTTCAATAATATTTTATAATAATCTAATCTATTTTTAATCCACTCTTTCATCATATATCCTATCAATTATTTTCATAAGTTTCAATGCATCTGTAGAAGAACCAATTGTTACGGGAGAATCGCTCTTAATAGACCCAAAGAAGTATTTTACTTCCGATTCCCAAGACTCATCTACAGAATACTCCATACGGTTCTCAGAACTCCATATAGCAACGGGGCTTACACTTCTGTTAGTTGCTTCTGTTAATATTTCTTGTCCATATGTACCTGATGGTGTTTTCAATCCATTTAATACCATATACCCCTTTTCAAAAAATATCTCCAATGCAAACAAATGCCTCCACTGTGTCATAGTAGAATGTAAGGATGCTGCTACTCCTGTTTTGTTATTTTTGAATATAGAAAATACATTATCTTCTATACCTTCCAAATTCCAAAAATTATTAGATATGATAGAATGTACTTCATCAAAATCTTCTGCAATATAAAGAAATAAATCTAACATATGAATACCTTGGTCTATCAATATACCTCCGCCAGATAATTCTTTTTTTGACCTCCATCCATTAAAAAAACTTTTATCTGAACTTTTACCGTAACGACCTCTCATCCAAAGAATATTACCATATTTATTATTATCAACTGCGTTTTTTATATATTTTATACTTTTATGGTGTCTGTGATTGAAACCATACATTAGTTTCCCCACACATTTTTTTTCAGTTTCTATTACCTCTAAAACTTCGTCCGAATTAAATGCTGGTGGTTTTTCACAAAAAACATGTTTTCCTGATTCTAATGCACGAATTGTTAATTCTTTATTAATATAATTTGGTGTGCATATAAACACTGCATCTATCTCTTCATCACCCAATAAAAGGTCTATAGAACTATTGTTTTTTAGAGGGTCGCACATAGACGATACAAAACCCCCATTAGAAATTATTGCATCTTTTCTGATTTTACCCATCTTTCCATTTCCAATAATAGCACAGTTAATCATAATGACTCCACTAATAATGAATTTATAAACAACAACAAATCATCAGAAGAACTTTTTAAAAACTCTTCATTTGTACTAGCAATGTGTGGTGTCATATAAAATCCATCATCTATAAATTCTTTTAATTTTCCATCATATGGTTCATTCCAAAAAACATCAAACGCTGCTCTAATCTTATTATTTTTGATTGCATCATACAACGCATCTTCAGAAACAATATCACCTCTTGCAGTATTTATAAGAGAAGAACCTTGTTTCATCCACGATAATTTTTCCGAATCAAGGAAACTTTTATTATCATCAGAGGAAGGAATGTGTAAAGATATACAATCTGCTTCAATAAACAAACCTTTTAAATCATCATAATTATTATCTAAAACATCAAAAGTATCTACTTGCATAAAACTATTCATCTTCTGTTGAACCAACTTTCCAATGTTTCCCATACCTATCACTAAAAGAATATAGTCAGAAAATAATTTCCTGTTATTCTTTTCCCATCTATCTACACATCCAACAGAAGAATATAACATCTTCATTATAAGATAACATGTAAAATTAGCGGTTTCTTCATATATGAAATGAGTGGTGGACTCAGAAGGAAATCCAACCTTTATATTTCTTTCCTTTGCCTTTTCAAACGGTACATTATCCCTTCCAACTCCTACACGAAATATTCCTTTAGCGTTTGGAAAATCGTCCAACGAAATGTGTTTACTTCCCATAAGAATAACATCTGCGTTTTCTTTATCGTTTATTGTATCAATATAACCATCTAATGTTTTTGTATTTGACCATATATTCATTGTAAAACCAAATTCTTTCTTTTCTCAAAAGTATAACTTGATATTATATGAAACATCTTTTCTGGATATAAATCAATCATAGACATCAAATATTCATAAGTCAATTCTGTATTGTGACCACTTATTTTTGTAAGGTTACCGTCTTTATCATAAGTACCATCTTCCCACAACCACTTAACGGAAAGGTCAAACTCATCATTATCAAAGTAGTACATCCTATTATCTACTTGAAACAAATCAAAACCTATTAGTGAGATTTTATCGAATTCGGAATTAGTAACATATTCATGAAACGCCAATATGCCTGTTGATGGGTCTAAATCTTTATATTTAAATGATTCTCTAACAGGAGAGCCAGAACCCGTATCAATAGTACGAATAATACCCAATCGTTTTCTTTCTTCTTTTGTATATGGTGTAGATGTTCTGTTTGCATAATCATAATGAACTCTGTTTCCAATATACTTTTCATATTTATTATTAAAAATTGGTCTACCACAAGCAACTATTGTGTCAAACTTGTCAATAAATGTTTTTGAACATTTTTTTACGCTAGGACCTTTTCCAATAATTGCGACTGATTTCTTACGCATGTAGGTAATACCTCACTATTCATTTCCAATTCTCTAATTTTAAAATCAACACCATCATCAAAAGGATATGTTTTATTTTCTATTGCTTTTTTTAACAATTCTTCATTTGCACAAAACCGATATCTAGGATGACTATATGTATAAAGTTTATATACCATTTCCTCTGGAGTCATACACCAAGAAAAATGACAACCCACCTTATTAGCCACAATCTTGCCAACATCTCTAAAATTACAGGGATATTGACCCCTAAATATACCATATTTAGTTGCAATAGGAGAAACAAAATCTTTATCTTCCCATAAATAATTCATCTTATAGAAAAATTGGTGTAAATTTAGTCTCACAACATCATTGATTTCGACCTCGCTTAAAATATAATCATACGATTCTCCATAAATAATCTCATCTGCATCAACAGAAAATATGATATCCTCATCATCAAATACCAAATTTGTCATAAATGAACTTCTCATGACTGGTTCGTTTATTTGATGAATAGAATTTTCATCGTTGTGTGCCTCTACAACATCTTCGCTAATATCACAAGGAAGATATATAATTTTATCTTGAAGTTCCTCTGGAAACAGATGTTTATATTCTTCAAATATAAACTTCCTTGGTTCTCCTGTGTGTGTTCTATTATACTCACATATAATAAATTTATCTATATGATTATAAGATTCTATGAGGTTCATCACCAAAAACTTAATCTCATGAGGTACATAAAAATATGTCTTCAAATATATCATATCAATCTCCAAATACTATAATCTTTATTTCCACCATTATATAAATCCAACCAAAATTTATCCTTTAACCTCGCTCTACTTTCTACCCACTCTTTGTTGTGTATTATTTTCTTTTCTTTTCCTATAAATCCCGCACAAATACAAAAAGTAGATGGACTAGAGATTATATAATCACACTCGGTCATTGTATTAAAATCATAAGCATATTTGCTTCTATCGTTTGTATTCTCTCCCAAACTATAAGATATTTTTTCTTTTTGTAGATGCTCCTTAACCAATCCAAACGCCGGTAATGTCTCATCGTCTGTAAAAATAATAATATTACTAACTCTATTCCTTATTGATTCTATTGCTTCTATGTAATAATTTCCACTCAAAATTGCGTTATTGTTCCATTCGTGAAAATCAGTACCCCTAAAATGTATAGCCACACTAATACCCTTGACATATTTTTTTATTTTAAGTTTGAAAACATCTCTTGTTGGTATAGTATTCCAATCAAAAAATACTTCTCCTAAACAGGGTGGTAGATTGTGTGTTGGTGGTTTTTCTATTGTCCACATCTCACCAGAAAACATTTTATATCCGTCCCAAGGAAAACAACACCACCTGTTAGAAAAATCTTTTGCTGCAAGTTGAACAAGGTTGTTGAAATATAAAATTCTATTACCAAATCCCCAATCAGAAGGCATAGAATCTATTGATATTACTGGTTGCATTTCCACCCTCTTTCCTTCCAATAATCATACAAAAAAGAACGAATATCATTATGTGTTGGTGTTTTCCATGTTGCGTGTTGGTCTACACCAAGAGTGGGGTTGATATCGCCCCAATTATCTTTCTCTTGTATTGTTTGTGTAGGTAGATATGTTTCTATGCCACCGTGTATCTGACAAGAAGCACAAAAATGTATATCCTCTCCGTTATCAAAAGTAGGAGCAGGTTCTCTCCACATATAATTTATCCAAGAAGTTTTAAAAAACCAACAATGACCAACTATGTCACACTTAATGGGATTATCATTAAACATACCATCACATAACCCACACCCAAACCCATTATGGTTTCTACAATTTGCACCAACAATACAATTTTTTTCATCACACAATTCTTTGCAATGAGAAAGCCAATTATTAGCAGGTATTGTATCATCATCAAAAATGGCAGTATATTCAGAATCAAATAATAGAGGTAAAGTAAATCTTCCGTGAAACTTAAAATTCATATCTTTTGAATGAACATGTTTAAATTTGTATTTGATTTTCAGTTTTGATATATCAATATGAGATTCGTTTTGATAAACATATACATCACCAATATTTGCTGTTTGGTTTGATATTGCATCTAGTTGTTCTTCAAGATTATCTCTTTTCCAAACAGTCAATATAATATTTATATCATCCATAAAAATTTTCCACAATCATCTTAGTAGTATCGAATGAACCTTTTCTTGAACAATTTTCCTCATACCAATCTCTACCGTTTTTTGATAAACTATTCCACTCTTCTTCGGTAATATTTTCTACAATGTCTAAAACATCTTCTGGTGTATTTGCTGTAAGATAGTGTACACCTTCTGTCATGGGTCTGTAAAAATCAAGACTGCAACCCTCTGTATAAATTGGAACTGTTCCTAATCCAAGATATTCAATTTCTCTATTGCACTTTGGACCATATCCCGGCAATACCAATCCAAATTTTGAATGTCTCACCTTGTCTAAATATTCTTCTTGTGTGTATGGATACCTAGTATCAGCCGATGCTATAGGCATACTAAACAATTCTACACCACACGACCAATCGTAACGAACTCTATTTTTGTGCTGTATTTGGTTTTCAATTTTTCCTAAAAATATAGAAGATATGTTTCTATCATAATATGATAATATACCCTTCTCTATTTCTTTTTCTAACTTCTTAGGATGTCTAGACCAAAAAATCCAAGGAAAACAATTTTCACAATTTTTTTGCATATTTGAAAACAGTGCATAATTCCACCTTTCTGGTAAAAAATCAAATCTGGCATACTCATATAAAAGAATATTACCCACACCACCTATCCAACAAAATCTATCATTACTTTCTTCTATTTCACAGTAATCAGACTCTTCCCACATTCCCAATAACTCTCGGAATGTGTCTCCCTTATGACACGAATGGTTTAGATATATTTTCATTATAATAAAAATTTCGCATGTTTGAATTATTATTAAATAATTCTTTCATTTTCTTTGCTACTTCGTTGTCAACATTCAACAATTTTTTGGTAATTTTTCCTCTAGCATCACTAGGTTCGCCAGCCCATTTTGTAACATCATTTTCTTCAATAATAGATAATACCATATTTTGCTGAGATGTCAATACAATACTGTTATATTGATTGTTTTTTATTTCTGTGCATGGGAAACTTGCGTGTTTCTTTTGGTCGTCAATGGGACAATCTAAAAAATGTTTTTCTAAATAAGTTTTATCTTGTATATTTATAAAGGTATTCGTCATAAGATATTGGTCTTGTGCCCAAGGCAAATCTGATTTGTTGTTATAATAATCATCAAATGTTTTTGGTAGGTTTGGTATATGTTTTGGTTTGAATCCAGACAACCCACCCAACATATCACAACCCTGTTCGTGATAATGGTTGATATTAGACCTCATAGTTTGAATATGGTAATTATCACTTTCTTCAAAAAACTTAGTGCAAAGAACCTCGTTTCTGTTTGGTAAAGAATCAACATCTCTTGTAAAGAAACATCCCACATCAGAATCCCAACAAGGCATCATTCTCCACAACATAGGTTCAGATGTGGTTTTATATTGTCTTTCTATTATTCTAACATCACAATTTGCAACCCTAAAAATTTCAAACAAAGGGTGGTATTGTGTACTATCTGTTGTATAAATTCTTACACTGATATTAGGATACAGTATAGAATTCATTATCAACAAACTAGGTATATTGTACCAATATCGTCTGGAATCCATTCTGTTTTCATCCCATATTCTGTGAGAATGCATAACAATAGGTTCAAATATACAATATGAAATAACTGTATTCATTTTATATTTTCAATTTCAAAATTTTTATTTCTTCTTTCTTCAAACACTTTTCCGTCTTTTTGATACATTTCTTTATTTTCATTTCTTGCATGTAATTCGTCAAATGGTTCATTTGTCCATTCGTGTCTGAACAAGCAAACAGAGGAAATTGCGAGTTTATTTGACATAAGACATGATAATGTCATTTCATTATCACAAAATAATGAAGTATATGATGGATGGTATAAATAACCAAAAGATTCATACAAATTCCAACCAATGACAGGAAGAGTCATTAAAAAATCATTTTGTGGTCTAAGTCCATCATAAAACTTAATCGCACCATTCATGTTTGGAAATTTATCGTTCATTCCTTCTACTATAATATCATCAAAAGCCTCAAAACAAGGAACCATATCATCAGATAATAACAAAATAATGTCTGCGGTTTCCCCCTCAAGATTTGCATTACATGCTTCAACTTTTGTTTTAGAATTTCCGTAATGATATATTAAATCTACCTTTAAACCATCCAACCAGTTTCTAATTTCGGAAGTATTCATCGTAGAATCATCTTCGTCCATTGTTATAACAAACCTAATATCGTGCTTTCCTGATAGATATTTTATAGTTTTTTCAAGGACATGTTTAAATTTGTCTGGGCGATTTCTTGTTGGGAATTTTATCAATAATTTAGTCATAATAAAAATAATATTTTTCTATTTGCTATTTCCTATATGATATTTGGGAATAAGTTCCCATTTATCCTTTTCCTGATATGATAGAATCTTTATCTGAGCAATACTTGCTTGATTTTTATAATCCTCATCTTCCAACGGTTCCAACAAACCCCATTCTTCTAATAATTTCACTATGGTATTTCTTCTTGAAATATCGTTTTCAGATATATCAGATTCTAAACCATCAAGAAAAAATAATTCCTTAAAATGCATAATAGCATAACGACCTCGTTTATGTAAAATATGACAGGATTGATATAATTTATTTTCTTTTCTTGATGATATTCCTATTCGAGTTAGGGTTTCTTTCACTTTCAAAAAATCATCCTCATTCAACAATTCAATTTCTATACCCAATCCCTGAAAAATATCTTCCAATTCTTCCATTATAATTCTCTTTCACTAAAAATATGCTTATTATTACTACATATATGTAGTCTTTAGAAATTTTCAGGAATCATATCTCTTATTTTTTGAATATCTTCTTCGGAAATAATAGATAATATATCTTTTGCTTTCTTATTAGAATATCCATATACTTTCTTAATTAATTCTAAATCTTTGTATTTTTCCTCTTTAAACCACTTACTAAATCTCTTTCTTTTACGAACAGAAAATCTAAGATAGTCAAAATGTAATCGTTTTTCTATTTGATTTAGACGATTCATCTCATTAGAATAAAAAATAGTATCCGGAAAATAAGAAAGACATCTGTTTATAATAAATGGAACATATTCCTTTTCTGCCAAATCGTCACCATCAAACAAAGATTCTTTTGAATAATTTATTGCTGTTAAAAAATCACCTAATTTCATCTGTCTAATATAGCAATAATATGCTCTCTTCTAATAACATCAAAGTCATCATGTGTTCCAATTCTGCTTCTGGCATCATATAAAATCGTATCACCTTCTTTGAAATTTACTGTTGGAATTTCTCCATTGGAAATTGGAAGTCCACTTCCCATAGAAATAATTTTTGCTTCTGCAAAGGTACTTGAAAGTACCTGACTCTCTTTATAGATGATACCTCCTTCTGATACCTTCTCTTCATCATAATCGAATTTTTCTACAATAATAAAATCACCCTGTGCTTTTACTTTACTCATTTAAAATTTACCTCCATCATAAGTTCTATTAAACATGCTGTTGTATTTATCTCCGTGTCTGCTACAAACGCTTCTTTGTATTGGTACTCTGCTAAAATAAGGATACTTGCGGGTATGCTATGTGGTGACAAATAATCTTTCAAATAATCATATATCTTTCTAAAAATTTGAGTTTGGTCATTATCAAGATTTCTTACAACCCACTTTCTAACATTTGCAAAATCTTTTTTCTTCATATATCCCATTAAATCCTTAATCTCAATTTCACCCAACTGATTCAATATACCAATATCGATTGTACCCGATACAGAATATCTTTGGAGTTCATTTAAAATTCTTCTAAAGTCTGGAAAATGTTTCATTATCATTTCAACTAAAACTTTATCCTCGTATGAAACTTCTTCTTCATCCAAAATATATTTTATTCGTTCTAAAAATGTTGATGCTAATTTTGGTTTTTCATCAACAGGAATAGAAAACTCAACACCTGTACATCTAGAATGGATAGGCTTAATAATTCTGTTTTTGTAATTACATGTAATGATAAATCTACAATTTTTAGAAAATTCTTCTATTGCACCCCTAAGTGCAGGTTGAATACTTTGAGCATTACTATAATCAAATTCATCAAGTATCACTACCTTTTTTGCAGATGATAAAGAAATGGTACTAGCAAAATCTCTAATTGTTGTGCGAAGTGTGTCAATGTTTCCTGATTCTGAGCAATTAATCAAAATCCAATCTGCTTGCAATTCATTACATAATGCCTTTGCAACGGTGGTTTTTCCACACCCTGCTTTACCAGAAAACAAAAGGTTTTGTGCTTCTCCGCTTTTCACCATATTTTTAAATGTGGTTTTTATGTCAATAGGAAGAATACACTCATTAATTGTTTGGGGTCTATATTTTTCAACCCACAAAAACTCTTTCACCAATTCAATCATAATAAAAAATTATCCTTTATTTTTTGTTGTTCACTTGTTCTTCTATCCATTTATATGTTTTTTCAATTCCCTCTCTTAGTGGTTTAGAGGGAGACCATCCTAATTTTTCTTTGATTAGTCTATTGTCAGAATTTCTTCCGCGAACACCCAACGGTCCCGTTTTATTGTCTATTGTAATGTCTTTTCCAGAAATGTCAATAATCATTTTCGCAAAATTATTAATACTAACCATTTCATCCGACCCAACATTCAACGGTCCGTGTTCATCAGAATTCATCAATATCAACGAACCCTCGATACACTCATCAATATACAAAAAGGAACGAGTCTGTAACCCATCTCCCCACACCTCTATTGTGCCACCGTCCTTCGCCTCAGCAACCTTTCTACAAAGAGCAGCAGGTGCTTTTTCTCTACCACCATCCCATGTTCCTTCTACACCAAATATATTGTGGTATCTAACTATCTTTACATCCAATCCGTGGTTCCTCATGTAAGACAAATACAGCCTCTCTGAGAAGAGTTTCTCCCAACCATATTCACTGTCTGGGGCTGCGGGATAAGCACTGTCCTCGGTGCAATTTGGATTGTCAGGGTCTAATTGATTATATTCAGGATAAACACACGCCGAAGAAGAATAAAACACCCTGTTTACATTATTTTTGTAACACCTTTCAACCATATTCAAGTTCACTAATGAAGAATTATGCATAACCTTTGCATCATGTTCTCCTGTAAATATATATCCAGCACCGCCCATGTCTGCTGCCAACTGAAATACTTCGTCAATTTGTCTATCAAATAAACTATCACATACTTCGGGATTTCGTAAATCACCCAACACAAATCGGTCTGCCGGAGATTCACTAAAATCTGGGTATTTCACATCACAAACACACACCCAATGTCCCTGTTCTTTTAATATTTTTACTAAATGGCTTCCAATAAAACCACCTCCACCGCATACGATAATATTTTTCATATTTATCCTCCTTCGTATTTTGAATCTGATTCCAATGCAATATAATATTGTAAACCTAAATCTTTATGGACAAATTTACTAACAACATCTTTACAAATGAATACAGAATAACTTCCTTGAAATAATTTTAAATTTTCTACTTTATAATAAAACTCAAACGAATCATTATTTTCGTTTTTACCAAGACATACAATATAACTATTAGTTGTGGATGTTTTTTTATCCAAAACAACTAATTCTATAATTCCCTCATCATTTGAACGAATACACAAATCTGTAAGTTGTAAAACAGAAGCGGCTTTCATAATTTCGTTAAAATTATCTTCCGACAAATCAAAACTAACAGCAACTTCTGGCATTTTAATTTCTTTTTTGAGTGTAGTAAGAAGAGAAGGTTCACTATAATAAAAATGTACAGTGCCTCCATTATCACCTTCAATGTCCACATAATTATCATAAAATGTAAATTTTGGTTTATTGAATAAAGAGATTGTTCCTAAAAATTTATTCAAATCCCAAATACCAAAATTAACAGGAAATGTTTCATCTACTGTTGCTTCTCCTATCACATTCTTTGCCGGTGTGATTGTCGAAATATTATTTCCTTGTTTAATTAATAGATTTGAATTCAACAAAGAAAAGTTTTTCAATATATTTAGTGTTGTTTTCGATAGTTCCATAGTATTTTTTTCCATAACAATTGTCATAATTTATTCTCCATTATTTATTAAAATAATCATAATCCGTGATGTCGTCATACATTCCTTGTTCCAAGTCTTTTAACATTTTCTTTTTGATATGTCGGTTTGCTCTTTTCTTATTCTTTCTTGTTTCTTTTTTTCTAATATCCTCAATATTATCCTCAAATTTTTGTTTATTTTTTCTCTTCTTCTTATTGGACATCAAAAATCCTCAATGTTTTCCATAAAAATTTTCAATTTATGTTCTATGAAATAATTCAATAAATTATTTCTTTTTCTTTCTATTGGTTTTTCATATTCTTTAATAATTTTATTTTCATATTCTTCTGGAATAAAGTTTAAATCCACCAAAGATTGATTCCTTTTCCAATTATCTTTTTTTGACCATTCATCCAAATTATTAAAAATATCCTCAACAATATTCTTTCTGCATGAATTTTGTCTTTTTTCTTTATTTATAATCGCATCATCATCTGAAAGAATGTTTGGAATACCGTCAGAAGAATCTCCTCTAATAATATGGTCAATCAAAAAATGTTCTGGATTTTCACACACCATAAATTCATCCTTATGTGGACTATATTGCTTGACATTTGGATACCTTTGTAATTGTTGAAAATCCTTATCACTAGATATTATTAAAATATCTTCTTTGACATAATTATGCTTTGTTATAACAGCAATTATATCATCTGCTTCTGTTTTTTCAACCTCTAAATGTTTATATGGCAATTCTTTTTCTAATTCTTCCAACAAAGAATGAATCATTTTGTATGCCTTATCCCAATCCATGTCGGATTTTTCTCTTGCTTTTTTCCTATTAGATTTGTAATTTGAAAATATATCCTTTCTCCAATAATTTCTATTATCATGACATATAATCAATTCCCCATAATTTTTGTAAAATTTATTCCTATAATATCTATATGATTCTAGTACAAGAATACGAAACATATCCATATTCATATCAGAAGACTCTTTCAACATCTTATACAAACAAGCAATCATTATTTGATTATTATCAATAAGTATCATGTAAAACTACCGCCATCTACAATATCAGGGGTTATTTCTTTCCAACCAGAATTTTCATGTAGAGGTCCCATACCAATATCAATATCTTGATTTGCCAAATATGTTTTATTGTTATAAGAAACAATATCACCTTCTTTATATTGAATATACTCACCAGAACTATCTACAACACGAAATAGACCCCTATGTCTATTATTTTTATCGTCTACTTCTCTTATCGTATTTTTGACAGATTCTTCCAAAGATTCTATATGAAAAATCAACCTCATGATAGAAACAGTTTCTGTTGATAAAGAAGGATATTGTTTTATAATTTTTCCATCAGACCAATTTTTATCCAATATCAATCCGCGAATAACATCATATCCACTGTCTCCGTGTTCTTTAGATACTTTATTCCAAATCCACCAATCGCTAAAAAACATTATACTGTTACCAATTCTTCTTCTTTGGTTGGTAATGTGACACATCCACTAATATATAAAAACGCTTTATATGGGTCTATGTTTGCAGATGGTCGTCTGTCCTCAATGTGTCCCCTATATTCATTGTTTATTGTTGAATGTGGAATACGAACAGATGCCCCTCTATCAGACTCTCCATAGGTAAACTCAGCAACATCTGATGTTTCATGTTCTCCTGTCAATCTTCGTTCATTACCACTTCCGTAGTATTCAACATGTTCAGAATGAGACTCTTTTAGCATTTCACAAATCTCTGTGACATATTCTTTTCCGCCTTCTTCCCTCATCTTTTTATCAGAGATGTTAATATGACAACCAGAACCGTTCCAATCACCTTCTACTGGCTTAGGGTCATATGAAATATACTTTTCGTGTGCTTCTGCCAATCTATTAAGAATATATCTTGAAACCCACAGTTGGTCTGCACAAGAAATTGCAGGTGCAGGACCAAGTTGATACTCCCACTGCGACTTCATAACTTCTGCATTCGTGCCATTGAAATTGATTCCCGATTGTATGCAGAACTGTGCATGGGTTTCAACAATTCTTCGGTGTGTGTTTATGATGTGTTTACCACCAACTCCACAATAATATTTACCTTGCGGTTCAACAGAATCACCATAATCCCAACCATCAGGGTAGTTTGTGAGGGAATCCACCAATAAATATTCTTGTTCAACACCAAACCAAAGGTCGTTTTGGTCTTCCAATTCATTAACAAAATCTCTAAGTTTTGCCCTATTATTGGATTCGTGTGGTGTGTCATCTGTATTGAATACTTCACATAAAACTATGTAAGAAACATTATCTCGTTGATTGTTTGAAAAGGGGTTTCCAAAAAATCTAACAGGCTTCAAAATCAAATCGCTATTTAATGATTCTGATTGATTGGTACTAGAACCGTCAAACGACCATTGTGGGATTTGCTTCATCACATCCTCAAATGAGATGGGTTTTTCTTCATCTCCAAATTCAATAGGAATATATCTAGTTTTGCTTCTGATGTTATTATCATCATATCCATCAATCCAAACATATTCTAGTTTTGCTAATTTTCTCATTACGACTTATTCTCCTTTATAGAAATTCACTTTACATTTATGTATACTACCAAAAAATAATAAAATGTCAACATTATTTCTTTATTTTACTAAAATTACCTTTTTTAACAAATTCAATATAGTTATCAAATTTGTCTGTCATACCTTCTTTATGTGAGATAACAAACACATTAGATTTGTTTCCAATACTTTTTATAATCCCCAGAAACTCTTCTGTTCCTGTCATATCTAACGAACTATCAAACACTTCATCCAGAATCAATATGTTACAATTGACACTATTCTTCATTCTTGACACATCTCTCCACGCCAATAGTAAAGACAAATCTATTCTTAGTCTTTCTCCTTCACTGAAACTCTGATATGTAAACTCGTCTCGGTATCTGCTTTTTATAGTTTCATTGAAATTCTCGTCCAACTCAAACAAACAAAAGAAATCTAAATCTTTCAAATATCCATTTATTAGTTTATTCATTACCGGAAGGTATTGCTTTATAATTTTTGATTTGATTCCACTGTCCTTCAATAAAGTAGCAGCAATTTCATAATAATGTTTATCGTCTATATGTTCTTTTCGTTCGTTTGTTTCTCCGACACCCTCTCCAACCAACTGTTGAAGTATGTCGTTTTCTCTATCAACTTCAACAGATTCGTTTAAAATGTATGTGATGTTGTCTTGAAGTTTGCTGATATATTGATTATGTGATGTAATAATGTTTTGATTTTTACTTATTTCTCTTTCAAGGTTACCTATTTCATATAGTGTTTTGTTTATATCACTCAAACGAGATTCTACATTCTTTATCTCGGTTGCTATATCATCCAACCCACTTTCAATTTCATCTTTTCTTTTTGTTTTTTCATATATTGCACATGTCTTGTGTTCTTCATTTATATCTTGTTTGCATGTTGGACAATTGTCTATACCATCAAAGAATTGTATTTCTTTCTTTATTCTTTTTATGTTGTTTTTCATTTGCTTTTCAAGGTCTTCAATTTTTAGCAATTTATTTTCAACACCATCTTTATCATAAATACTGTCCATCAATATTGATACTTTTTCTTCATAATCTTTAATATTTTCTTGATTATTTACCATTTGTTCCTTGATATCTTGAATCTCTTTCTTATTGTTGTCTACTGAATCAATAGACTTCTTCTTCAACTTGTTGATATATTCTTTTTTTGTTTCTATTTTTTCTTTAATGATTTCCAGTTTAGTGTCTATATTTTTTATTTGTTCTTTGGTCTGTTGTATTCTGCCTTTAATGAGAATATTCATCACAGAGAACACATTGATGTCCAATAAATCTTCTACGACAGAACGCCTATCCGCAGCAGTCAGTTGCATAAAAGGAATATAATTAGACGAACCCAATATAACAACTTGACAAAATGCTTTATATGTCATTTTCAATATATGTTCTTCAAGGATTTTCTGGTAATCTTTAGACCTTGATTCTTGAGGGAGCATAATATCATTTTTATAAATTTCAAATTCTTTTGGTTTCAAACCCCTGCGAACAAAATAATTATCCGAACCTATAGAAAATTCTATTTCAACCATACAATCTTTGTTGTTTATAGAATTTGTCAACTGTGGTATATTTACACCACGAAAAGACTTACCAAACAACACAAAAGTCATAGCATCCAAAAATGTTGATTTACCAGAACCATTAATACCACTAATAAGAGTGGTATTGTATTTGGTTAAATTAAACTCAGTAAAGTTATTTCCGTATGAAAGAAAATTCTTCCATCGTATTTTAGATAAAGTTATCAAATCGCCAAAGACTCCATATATAATTCCTTTATTATCTTTTTCATTTTATCTTTATTGTGAATCTCTTTCATTGTGTCTATTTCGTTATTAATAATTGTAACAGTATCTTGTGTCAAATCAACTATTTCTTCCTTAGTCCAATCAGAGGTATCGATATCTTCGACTGTTGTGATTTTAGCAACACCAGAATTATCAAGAGCATCTATAAAAGAATCAAAAGAGATTGGATATTTTTTACACTCAATATAAAGTTTTACATAAGAATCCTTATAAATTTCAAAATCTTTCTTATTAACTTTAATTTCTCCTGATTCATCATTATATCGCAAAGTATGAAACATCTTATATGGGTTTGGTATAAACTCAAGACTTCTATTGGAAGTATCAAATATATGGAACCCCTTCACTTCATCCAAATCTGCAAAGGTTATTTGATATTGTGTTCCCAGATAATATATGTTATCCTTTTCCTGTCTACAATGAAAATGACCAGATAATACTTGCTCAAAGCGTTTGAATATTTTTGCATCCAATCCACCACTAAACTTCATTCCCCGCATAACCTGATAACCATTCAATTCTAAATGACCTACAAGTATAGGAGAAGAAACTGTCTCAATAAACTTCATTGATTCATCATAGTTTTCTTTGTTTATCCAAGGCAGAAAAGCAACAGAAAGACCATCAAAATCCACCACAGTAGGAGTTTCGTGTACTATAATATCATTACCAAATAGTTCTTTTGGAGAATTTACTTTATTGCTATTACGATAATATACATCATGGTTTCCTAATATACAGTGTAGTGTGATATTATTGTCTTTTAATTTGTTGATAAATCTTTCTCGGAATTGATTTAGTATGCTAAAATTAACAAACTTTCGTCTGTCCATCAAATCTCCCGCATGGATAATAGTATCAATGTTGTTTTCTTTTAAATATGTAAAAAATATATCATCAAAAAATTTCATGAAGTAATCAAAAAATAACTGCGAGTCACCCCTCGCAGATATATGAGAATCATTTATCAGTGCTATCTTCATTTTTTTCATCCTCTAAAACAGAATCAAGTGTACCCTTTTTATTAGAATTCTTTTTCTTTTTTGGTGTAAACTTTTTCACATCATTATTATTAAGATTAAAATGTTCTAATAAAATTTCTTTATCTTCTTTTTCCTTATTATCAAAATAATTTTCTCGATAATAATTAGTCAATATTCTTTCTTTATCTTTCTCTTGTATATACTTATATTTAATATATGATTGTTTCTTTTCTTTTTCTATTCGTCTCAAAAACGCATAATAAATTATTTGTGTAAAATATGAAAATGGATTTTTAGATTTATCGGGGTCAAAATTGTGTGCATATAATAAACAGTTTTCTATCCCATCTCCTATCATCTCTTCCCTGTATGGGTAGTTCATAAAATTTGGTCTATATGACAAATGCTCTGCTATCTTTAAAAAACATTCCCCAATATATTCTGTTATTGGTGGTCTACTTTCATCAGTGTTTTCTGCTTCTTTAACTAAAATTTTCCATTCTATCATTGCCTGATAAAATTCTTTGTTATTTACATATTCTCTAGTTTCTTTTTTTTTAGCCATTTTTATCCATATTAAATTATTCCTATATTTTATTCAATTATTATATTATATTAAAATTATATTGCAAGAATTATTTTAAATATTCTTCGGGGTCAATCTCCCAATCTGTCCATTTGTTTCCAAAATCTTCTCTATCCTGTTCATCACCTGTATAAATATCACTTATATTTTCACCGTCACCATATAATAAACCATTCATAATTTCATCAAGAACAAACGGGGGCAACTGTATATTTGTTAATAGTATATGCTTTAAATAATTCATTAGATTTGGAATATAATCATCTATCGGTTCTTCATTTTTTGTTGTTTCATCATCTGTTATTTTATCATCAGGAGAAAACACTATTTTGTTTTCTGTTGGGTCTAAATCTTCTTTCTCTTTTTCTAAATCATATAATTTAGATGCTGAATTATCCGGTGTCAAAAAAGTGGCAATATGGTTTTTTGGAATTTCAACAACGATTTCATTTGTAAATTGTAACCAATCTTTTAATATAGTAATTTCTTTTTTTTGTCCAAATGCATCGAAAGACATACTAGATTTGAATACCATAGGTCTTTCAATAATATATCTACCTTTTTTTTGACCCAATATTTTGGTAATTATATCTTCACCGCTTCGTAATTTTAATATTCTATATGAGGTATTCATTTATAATCCCTTTATAATTGAACGAATATGTTTTCATAATCAAACATCTCTCTTTCATATATTTTAATTCTCTCCTGTAAATGTCTGTATGTGTGGTTTACATACTTCAAATATCTAAAATCATCACTTATATCATAAAGTTTTACTTTATTTTTTGTGTTTGTCCGTCTTAATCCTCGTCCAATAGACTGCAACACACGAATAACAGAACGAGATGGTGATGCAAACACTATATTATTTATATTTTTTATATTTATTCCCGTAGAACATGTTCCATATGATGCTACTAAAACAGCATCTGTTTCTTTATCAAGAATGTGTCGAATTTCTTCTCTTTGTTCAACATCAGTTTTTCCGTGAATAAGAAATACTTTTTTGTTTTGACATTTGCTTTTTATATTTTTATGTAAAGGAATCCCATGCTCCTGAACATAATTGAACAGTATTAATGTATTTCCTTTTATTTTGCAGCACAAATCAATCAAAAAAGTATTCCTCTTATTACTATTTATCAACCATTTTATCTCATCATTATAAGAAACTCTTTTATTTTCTAATATTTCTTTAGGTGTGTATTTTAGAGTTATACACTCTATTTTTAAAGTGGAAAGTAAATCCTTTTTCATTAAATCTTTTGTGTTTGTCACTTTATAAACCCGCCCAAACAAACCCTCTATCACCAATTTATGTGTCAGAGAATCATCTAATGTTCCAGTAGTACCAACACGATACGGACAATTCTTCAATTTTGTCATTATTCCTGTTAGAGATTTTGCTTTAAATAAATGACACTCGTCTCCAAATACAGCACCAAATTGGTGAAAATATTTTTCTGGCATTTTATACAAACTCTGCCAAGTAGATATAACTATATTTTTATCTGTATCTTTACTCTTTCCAGAAAAAATGGTGTGACAGTTTGTATCCACATCCCAGCCTAGTTTTTCTGAATAATCCTTAAAATCATTATACATCTGAGAAACCAATCCTGTAGTGGGAACGATAATTAATATTTTTTTATCCTTTGATATAATATCACAATAATATCTCATTAAAGAATAAATTATCAAAGATTTTCCTGACCCCGTAGGAGACAAAAGTAAACATCTATTTTTGTTTATGGAGGTTGTGATTGCATCAACTTGATGCTCATACGGGGTAAAGGGGAGTTTTAAATAATTTTTTAGATATTTAATAATATGTTCATTTGATATATTATTTTCTTTTACATCAAAATTGTGAATTTTTATATTATAATTTCTATCTTTGATAAACTGGGCAACATAATCTAATAAACCCGCATATATTGTCCTTGTGTGTAGATTAAACAATCTGATACGACCGTCCCATAATTTGTTTTTGTATGCGGGAGTATATTGGTAATTTGGAACCTTAAATGTGAAATAGTCCGATAATTCTTTTGCCAATCCCTTTTCACAACCTATCTTAATAAATACATCGTTATATGGATATATTTCAATGGTGTCATAATCATACTCCATTGGTAAATTTTATCCAATCTATTGCTTCTCTAATTAACCATTGTCTATTAATTATCATTTTTATGACATTTTCCAAATAATCAACTTTTGATTTTTGATATTCCATTTTCCCCTTTATGGCTAGGATATCCTCATCAGAATCTATAAATTTTTCAATATCTTGTTTCAATAACTTGAAATCAAATTGTTCCCAGCCAAACCCTTCCAATTCTTCTTGACTTAGTTTTCCTGTGTAATACAACCACTTATATTTCCTCATTCTCTTAAAATCGCTATCATATTTGAAATATATCAATTTTTCATCATTGAGGATGATAATATATTTATTGTGTAGTTGAGGGGTTTTTATTGCTTCTTTATCCAACTCAGTGTGGTCAATTTCTATGTCGGTTTCCACTTGTTTTCTTATATCTTCTAATCGCATAATAACTCCTTAAATGTGAGTATTATATCACATTTATCAGAAAAAATCAAGTGTTTAATGGAACAATATCATAACTTCTGTATTGAAATGTTGCTGTGGCTAAAACCGGTTCTGGGTCTGCAACAGCCGAATCGAAATCAATACCACCAATATTTACAGGGAAAACTCCCTTATATTGAACAGAAAGAATAGGTCTATATGCACTCGACATTATTATCATTTCCGCATCTGTTTGTTGTTGTTTCTTGGAAACATTTTCAGTGAAATTTTCCATCGACCCCATCGACTTCATCCAATCAAAAATTTCTAACCAGTTTTTCATATTTTCATCAACTATAAAAGAAATCTCTAATACACCAAAATCATACAATGTTCCTGCTAGTTGAAGTCTTGTTCCATATTTCGTTGGTTGTTCTACAATACCAAAATCCAACGAGGGTATATTTGCTTTTTGACAAAAGTATGTCACATATGGAATTCTATCAATTGAAAATTTAAAAGAATTATTTAGTAAATAATTATCTGTGCTTGGTTGCCTATTTGATGCAACTTCATAATCTTTATTTGTTCCAAAAGTATATCCAATAGACATTATAACAATTCTCCTTATAATATGTATAAAAAGAAAGGGAGTCCTTTTCGGGACTCCCTAACTTATGATTACTATATCACTCTATCTTATGTACCTGAACCACCGTGTAGGTTTAGGATTCGGAAGATTCGATAGTATTGGTTCTTACGAACAGTGAGTGTTTCACCGTCTGGTGTACCGTTGTTTGTAGGACCGGTTGTAACGAATGGGTTACTTACCATACCGTAACGAGTCTTGAACCCGATTTTTGGTTGGAAGGTGTTTTCACCAACTGCACGAACCATTTGTAGCGGAACATATGGGCAGTAGAACAGTCCTGCATCGTATGGGCTGCTACCTCTATACCCAACACACGCATAATTCGTTGGAACATTAACAGAGTATGATGTTGAATTAGCAGTTGCATATGGGTCAATATAAACTTTATACTTACCATTGAGAACACCTGCAAAAGTATTACCAGTATCATCAATGTTAAGATTTACATTCAACGCAGGGGAGATGTTTAGGAATCCACCCATTGCTAAGGCTGCTGCTGTATCTGCATCACAGATGACGAAGTTGCCCTTTCCTCTACGAGTTTGCTTCGCAATAACATTGGCTTCTCGTTCGATTTGGAACATGAGACCACGCCATCGTTCTGCACTCCATCGACCATCTGAGTCATTCAGAATGTCGTAGATACCACCCACAGCCACTGGATTATATGGAGGTCCTACTGCTGCACCCATGTACGTCAAGTCCTTCTGTTGGCAACCAAGTTTCGCAACACCATAGATGGTACGAACAATTTCTCGGTTGATTTCAGCAAGAATTTCTGTGCTGAGAATGTTTGCTAGTTCTGTTTCGGCATCAATACCGTGAACTGCTTTCAAGTCTTGTGCTAGTTCTGTGGTATATTCTGCTTTCAATGCACGGGTCTTAGCAGTTACAGATGTTCGTTCGATGCTGAATGCCATTTCTTTGAATGTATATCCAGTACCACCAAGTGATTCTGCTGCTTGTCGTCCCATACCCTGTCGAATACTAATATCACCAGCAGTATAACCCAAGAATGGGTCAAATGCTTGTGCGGCTGTTTGACCACCTGTACCACCAAGATTACCCACTTCATCGAACAGTGCTTCGTTTGTACCAGTACCATCGTCTTCATATTGTGCTTTAAGAGCAAAGATAAGACCTGTTGGGGCACTCATTGGTTGTACACCTGCAATATCGTATGCGATAAGATTAGGCATAGCACGACGAACAAGACTGATTAGAATTGGGTCATAACCACCCATCGGTCTTTGTTCACCACCAACACCCTTTAAACCAGAATCAGTAGCAACATTAAGAGGTGCTTCTTGTAGGTTTTCTTCTCGTAATGCTGATTCTTGGTTTTCTAAAAGTGCTGCGGTTACCTTCTTTCGATAACCGTCTTCTATTGTTGCGACATCAGTGTGGTCTAAAATGGGTGACCATTTTTCTACCAATGTGTCGTATGGTGTAGTTTGACTAAAATTCATTTTTATTCTCTCCTTGTGAGTTTATTAAATTCTTCTCTATATCTATATTTTTCTATATTTTAAGAAATATGATTGTCTCGTTTATTTTTCATGGTACGACCAAGTGTTGACATATATGATTGCATCGATTTGGTCATATCCACTAATTCTTCTTTATCTCCATCAAAATCAAAACTGGAAGAGCCTTCTGGTGGAAAATAACTTTCTTTTATAATATTCAATTTATCTTGGAATTGCTCTTCACTATCAAATTCTATACCTTCTGATAATGTTCTTAGTTTCTCGACTTCGATATCAGACAATCCACTTGAACACTCTGTAAATGCTTCTTCACATTTACTGCCAAGAACATCTTTTCTTAAATTAATATTGTTTCTAATTTCATTATCTAGTCGTTCTCCTAATTCTTCTATCTTGCTTTCATAATCACCAAGAATGTCATATTTTTCATCCGGAATATCAACATAGTTGGATTCAAACAATCCTTTAAGTCCAACTAAGAAATTCTCTGCTACATCCGCACGAATACCGTTTTCGATTTCAAGTTTGTTTTCTTTCATCCACTGTTCAGCAACATATCCTAAATAATCGTCTAATTGTTCTGCTAAATCGGACGAAACTGTCTTGATACCTTCTTCAAGTTTAATTTTATATACTTCTTTAATTTCTGCTTCAATAACATTAACTCTTTCATTAATAGCAGTTTCAAAAATAACTGTTGCCTTATCCTTAAACTCTTCTGATAATTCTTCACCTTGAAACATAACTTCGATATGCTCTTTCGCGGGAATTACCAACTTAGGGTCTTTTTTACCCTTTGCTTTTCCTTTGATGCCAGCCTTGTTCTTACCAACTTTACCTTCTGTACCTTTATCAGTGTCAATCTTTGCACCCTTGCCGGTTGCATCTTTATATAGATTAGGGTCTTCCTCTGATTTGGTGTCAAGAGTTTTTGTTTCAGAACCTTCTTTTACTTCATCGTCATCATCGTCATCATCACCATTCTTACCATTCTTACCATTCTTACCGTTCTTTTTCTTCAACCAAGGAGGTAGTTCGCCCTCATCGACTTCTTCTTCTTCATCGTCATCATCGTCATCATCGTCTTCGTCTTCATCAGAATCTTCTTTTACTTCCTCTTCATCATCTTCATCTTCATCATCGTCATCGTCATCTTCTAAGATGGTTTCAAGGTCAAAATCTTCTAAATCATAATTATCCTCAATAACCTCTTCGGTTTTGATATCATTTTCTTCAAGCAATTCTCCGGCGAGAATTCTTCGTGCTGTTTCAACTGGGTCAATATGTTCCATTGATGGTACTCCTTGATGGTAATTTATACTTACTTTCTTATATTATTTATACATTTTGTATTTTTAGGATAAAATCTTCAAATATACTCAACGTATTTGTTTCCATATCTTTTCTTGATATGGTTTTGATTATTTGTTGATATTGCTCTATTTGTTTCTGTTCCAATACTCCATTATTCCAAATCCATTCTGAACCTTCCATAATACCGTTCACAAATGCATTTGGAGCAGATGGGTCTGCCACTATATCTACAGCAGCCAGCATAAAATCACTTTGTACTTCATTGATTCCTTCTTTATTTGCTTTTAACGAACCCATCCCTCTTGATGATACACCTAATTTTGCACCTTCATCTATAAGGTTTTTGGCAATCTTACCCATAGGTGTATCCATAATTTTAGCCTTACCTATAATATCTCGACCCTCAACATGTAAAGATTTGATAATATGAGAAACCCTATCAAGATTTACTGTTGGTCCTTGCGGGTGATTTAATTCTCCCATTGCTCTATTTTTGTTCACATAACCTTCATTATATCTTTTTACTTCATTCTCTAAAATAGCCTTAGGATACATTCTACCATTTCTATTTTTAATATCAGATTGCATAAAGACACCTTCAATATAATAAGTTTTCTTTTTATTATCTTCTTTACTTGTTTCAATTAAATATTGAACATCTTCTGTCATTTCTGTTATCAGTTTCATTTATTCTACCCCAAGACTATTTTTTGACTTTTCTAATTTACGGTCTCTTTGTTTACGAAGTCTATCGTCTATCTTTTTTTTTTATCCTCATCAACATTTTTACCTTTGACCTTCTTGTTAATGACTTTCCTTCTATTTTTTAGATAATCATCAGATTCATCCGAATCTCCATCATTATCAATATCAGCATCGCCTTTGCCTACTGGGTCAAGGGTTTCACCAGAATCATCTTCTGAGTCATTGTCTTTATCTGTTACTTTTGCTTTCTTTGCTTCAAATACACTAGGAGAAATTTCTTTATATTTGTTTTCCATTACTTCTACCATTTTGGCAAATAGCAATTGCTCCGTAATTTCCTTTGCTTTAATCAAGTCTCCTCGACTCAAAAACTTAATAATATCATTTGAAATCATCTTTATTTTCCTTTGCAAAATTTAATACATTATCATACACTTCTTGTGACTCAAATATATTATTTTCCATACTTGTTCTATTATTATTATGTAGGGAATTATGAAGTCTAACTAGAAGAAATGCAGAATCTTCGTCTAAAACCACAATATTTCCGTCTCTCAACATCACTTCCTTTTCTATTCCACTACTAGTAACACTATCAAGAATACTATGAAAATCAACATCTTCTCGTACTGCTTTCATGTCCTTAGATAAATGTGAGACCAACTCGTTTGTATCCTTATCAAGACCACTAATACTGACTGTATCATTTTTTATATGAAATTTCTTTTTCTCAACTCCCATTTTGGTAATTGCTGATACAAACTTCTTTGCAGCAGAAGAATTTTTAAAATGATAATTGCTTGGTTTAATACTTTCTTTTACTACATCATCAGTAGATTCAACATATTTCATAGAATCAAAAGAAACCTCATCCCTTTTTGTTTGAAGTTGTGTATCAATTTTATCGATAACACCTGACCTAAATGCGTTCTGAAAGGTATCCATATTTTTCTTTAATGCTGCATCTAGCATTTTGTTTACATAATCGTTCATTAGTAATCTTCTCCTTTGTTGTCCCCTTCATCGTCTCCATCATCAATTTTTCCTTCTTGGGTTTCTTTTTTAATTTGATTATTAATTTCTTTTATATCTTGTTCTGATTGACCTAATACATTCTTTCTGACATACTCAATAGAATAATATTTACCAATATACTCATCTAAATCTCTAAGTATCTCCATCCTCTCTCTCATAATCTCACTTTCTTTTAATTCTGTGAAATATGAATCTTTCTTATATACAAAAGAAATATCTTTATAAACAGAAAGCCAATCTTCTTCTTTAATAATTCCTTTCAGAATCAATTGAACTTTCAGTAATTGTAAGAACAAATCGGAAAATCTTCCTCGTAAACGGTCAATCCACTTATAAAATTTTACTTCATCTCTAGTGATTTCTGCGGAACGACCCATATTAAATCCTGTATCAGTTTCAATTCTCGAAACTGGAACATTCAATGCACGATAAAGTTTCTTTACAAGATAATTAACATCTTCCATTTCACCAAGATTTTGACCACCGTCAAGAGTGGTAATCTCTGTTCCTCTACCACCTTCTCTTCGTGGAAGCCAAAAATCTTCAAGCATGGACATATGTCGTCTACCATCAGAAATTTCACCCGTGCTTGCATTATATTCTATTTTATTTTTATATCGATTCATAATATCTCTAAGATATTGTTCTGCTTTTTGTTTTGGTAAATTACCAACATCGATATAAAATATTCTTCTCTCTGGTGCCCTAGATATTCTGTAAATTACAACAGCATCTTCAATTTGTCTTAGCATATTTAACGGTCTAATTGCTTTCTGTAAATAACCAACAACTCTTTTTGTTCCACTATCCACAACACCCGAATGAACATAACAAATAGAATCGGGTGCAATTTTTAATCCGGATTGTGTGGTTGGGGTCATTGTGTTTTGGTCGGTGTCAATATAAAGGAAAAACTCTTCTACACTTTTGACAACAGGAACTATCACACCATCCTTATTCATATTTTCCTTTTCGACCTTCTTAATTTTTTGTATCTTTATGGGGTCAATAGGACGAAGTTCGGTTATTCCCTTTTTTGGATTTTTATCATCAACCATAATATGATAATATAATTTACTATCTACATACCACCTTCGGAATATATCAGTACCTTTATTTTTAAAATTGAGAATACCCATAATATTATCAAATTCTACTTCTATTTTTGATTTAATAGAATCTGATATTCCTTTAACACTATCCAAATTAATTTCTACTGGTTTATTATCATCGTCTATAACAATAGAATCATTTATGATATCTGTTAATGCCATATCAACTTCTGGAAACAATGCCATAGAACGAAATCTTCTGATGAGGTCATTCTCGTTTTTGATTTCTCCAGAAAAATCAACATATGTACCAAAAAGACCCCCACCACCTGGAATTTCAAAACTTCCATCGTAACTATCAGGAGCAACAAAAGATTTAGCATTTTTATTCCTCTCTATTTCAGAGGAAGTGGGTCTTGGGGATTCTTTTCCCTTTTTACCGATAGTAAAACCAAAGAGGTCAATAGGCATAATATAATTCCTTTCGTGTTGATTTTATAAAATCAACTTTTATTATACACCGCCGCCAGTCCAATAATCATAATGTAATGTTACTGTAAATTCGGCAATGGTGTCCACTGTTTCATAATTCATATCGATTGTTCCAACTTCAGTTGGAAATACATTAATAAAAGTATATGTACCGTTTTCATGGTCTGTTCCATCTGGTTTAATTGCGGTTACATTCCACTCCTGTCCCAATTGAACGTCTTGCGTAATTTCAACATGGTCATTAAGTGTATTCATCCATTTATTGAATGCAGACCGAATTGGAAAACCATCAGATGCAAGAACGGTCACTGTCCATTCTGTAAAAGTTCTATCGCCTGGTCTTTTAATTTTTCTACCCTTATATGGAACTTCAACAACTCCTAATGTTGAAGCAGGTAGTGTTGCTGCTTTAATGAAAAAATCTACCTGTTCAGTCGTAGCACCACCCGAAGGAAAATTACCTTCTACTCTGAATAGTGTTGGTCTTACGCCTTGACCGAATTGTTGTGCAAACTCTGAAATATTAGCCATGAAATGTTTCTCCTAGTGTTTTATATACTATGTATATCTCTTATGTTATGATTTCGTTAAAAATTGCATCGCTTCTTAATACTGTGAAGTTAAGTTGAATATAATTGATTGATTTTGCTGGTTTGATGAAAATATCAGCAATAAATTCATTATTATCAATCACCTGACCAGTATTATTGGACTCATCACATACAACCCTAAAATCAGTAATACCTCTTTGAGATTGTACTCTTCGTAAATATGGATTTACTGTACTAACAAATGACCTTCTTGTGAACGCATCATTAAATTCAAAGAGATTATATTTTGCAGCAGTTGCAATTGCTTTTTCTAAATGAATCATCAGCCGCCTGACATTAATTCTATCAAGTGCAGTTGCTCGTCTTTGCATTGTCTTATCACCAAACAATACTGTTCCATCACCAGGGAAAGTTGTAACAGGGTTAATACCTGCTGAATACAATTCGTCTCGTTCTGCTTTAGTTGGATTTAGTGATAGTTTTACTACGCCTTGAATCTTTCCTCGATTGAATCCCGCAGGAGAGAACCAAGGGTCTGTTGTATTTTCTGTACGAACAACAAGTCCTGCAATATCTGGATTTAGAGGAACCCAACGATTTGTATCATTATAGGTATCGTAAGTATATTTCCAACCACTATCCATTACGGCATAAGAACTTGAAACACTCAAAGTATTATTTCTATAATTTACAACACTTGTAGGACCTGAATACCCACCCAACGATGAATCATAAGAAACATCATTATATTCGTCACCTGCTGGGGAAGAAGGTGGTGAAAGGAATGCAACACAATCTTTTCGGTGTTCTGCAATATCAACAAGGTGTCTTGAAATTAGTTCGTTTCCTGCACCTGCAATCAAAAGGTCAACATCCACAAATTCGGGGTCTCTAAAATGCTTATTCCATGCTTCGATTACACTGTACACATTTGGATTGTCTGCCGAAGTTGCAATTGCATCTGTTGCTGTACCTTCATACGGCCAAGTAACACCTGAACCAGAACCTGATGAAAACCTCCAAGATGGGGTTTCTGTAAAATTCGTACCTCTACCAAAATAAGAGCCAAACGGTCCTGATTCTGTTGTTGTCGCCATCACACCATGTTCTTTTATCGGTCCTGATGTCTCTGATGTCCAACTTGGGTCACCTGTAGTACCTGCATGCCAAATACTTCTGTTTGTACTTGCTTCGATATGAATATATGAAGAATTATTATTAATAACATCTTTATAATATAAACTTTGTCCTACTGTGTCACTAACACCTTTCCATCTGGAAAGACCTTGCCACTTTTCAAGAACATCACCAGATGCACCAAAATAACCCAAAGTATCAATAACAGCAATGTGACATTCGTCCAGTGTGCTGCCTGGTATACCCGTTTGTAAAACACCACCAAGATTACTTTCATATACCGCTTGTGTGGTTGTTGGAGCATAGGTAAATATTGATTCTCCTTGTGAAGTCAAAGGCTCTGTTTGTCCGTTATTCCATGTAAGAAGTCGTAGTGAGTTTCCTTTTGTTCCGGGACTTGTAGATGATAATCTTGCAGAAGTTGCACCACTCAAAACATAGGCAGATGTTGCACCTGAATATGCACTTGTACCAGGATTTCCTGCTATTCTGCTTTCGTCTACTCTAACTACTTTTAATTTGTCTCCATATTTCAAAAAGTTTGAAGCACAAAACCAATCAACACCTCGTTCATCTGGACTTGGTGGACCAAAAACTGCGTGAAGTTCTTTCTCGCTACTAATTTGTACTACCGTATCAATCGGTCCCCAATCAAACCTACCAACAAATGCTGCTGTTGTGTTTGATGTAGAGGGAATAATTGCACTCAAGTCTTTTTCGACTACTCTTACTGCTGGGCTAACACTAAATGGCATATGATTCTCCTTGTGTCTCTTATAAATATACACCTGTGCTGGTGTAATAGGTTCTAATTATATTATCTCTGATATTATTTATACATTTTCACTTTTAGGATAAATATAATTACCATCCATTTTGTATCGAAGAATCTCTATGTCCTTCACTGTACCATCTATCTTCTCCATCCCATACACTCTCGTTTTCCTCACTTCCATTATTTATAAAACCAAACGGAGACATATCCTCTTCTAGTTTGGTAATTTTATCTTCGTAAATAGATGTCCGTATATCAATATTTGTAAGATTCATAAAATATTCTTGCCTAGACAACCAAGAAAACAGAACTAGAGACATCACCAAATCGTCTGTATGTCCGTCATCTGCTTCAAAAGAATTTCTTTTTGCAACAAAAGTTATGAGTTCGTTGATTGTGTCTGCATCTTCTACGATGAGTTTATCTTCCTCTAATAGACTTTTTAAGACGGAGCAACCTAATTTTTTAACATAAGAAGTAGTTTTTACCCCCAAAAAGGAACCACCCGAACCAAAACCACCACTCACAGTCTGTCCTTTTCGTCCTTTTATAGATACCTGTATCACATTGGCATATTCTAAATCGGTGTATAGAACATCTGCTACCTGACTACCAATATCATTGATTTCCACCAAACAATAAGATTCGTTATATTGTTCACATACTCTTTTTATTACTGTAGGGTAAACCATAGGGGAAATTATATTATTTCTATATTTTGCTACTACTTTATATGGCATAGAAGAAAAATCAATAATTGTAAATGCACTATAATCTAGTCCCTGTCCTCTTGAAGTATCAACACAACAAACATACATGTGGTCTTCTTGGGGTTCTTCATAAATATCTAATCCTTCTTTGTGTGATATTATGGGTTTTACCCATGCAAGAGATTTTAGTTTGTACGAAGATATAAGGGTATGTTGTGAACCGATGAAATCACATTCAAATTCTGACTGAAACTGTTGTTCGTTGGTATTTGCAACTGTTTCTTCTCTCCACTTATCATCTCTACAAGGACCACCAGGATACATCGGAACCTGTCTCCAATGAACCTCAATAGGAATATATTCATTTTTTCCTTCTTGTCCTTCTTCTTTTGTTGCACCCCTCCAATAATGATAAAACATATTCAAACCGTTAGGGGTCGATACCATCAAAACTTTCGTTGACTGTCCTGATGTAATTGTTGGATATACAGAACTAAAAAACTCTTCTGCTACATTATTTGGGACATGGGCAAATTCATCAAGGAAAATACAATTGAACGAACCACCACGAATAGCACTTGCAGATGTTGAAGAAGCAATAATCTTAGAACCATTTTCTAATTTAATATTTCCTTTATTCCATTCTACAATTCCTTGTTGTATCCATAATGGTAAATATTCATATGCGAGTTTCATTCTACTAAGAATTTCTCTTGCTGTTGCTTGTTTATTTGCAAGAACAGCAACCGTCATATCTTGATTGAATAAAATATAATGAAGAAGGTATGCAATTATAGTTGTACTTTTTCCAGATTGCCTCGGAAGTTTCGCAATAACAAATCTATTATTATGTACTTTATCTACAATTTCTTCTTGAAAATCATAAAGATTAAATGGAACCAAACCCTCATCAAGAGAAACAACCTTAATATATTTTTTTATAAAATAAATAGGGTCCTTAGAACATTTGATATATTCTTTTACCTGTTCCTCGGTAAACTTAACAGCAATTCCTGCCGCTTTGAGATTTGAATTTCCTAAATATCCTTCTTTTTTCCTACTCATCTTTAACCTCATCACTATCAACATCAATTATAGGTAATGAACTATGCTTATGTTTACTTCTAGATTGGTTTATCAAATCTTGTAAATCATTCGTAGAACCAACATATATTGAATTGTTGGTTGTGTTATTTGTTATTTCCATTTCTTCTTTACGAATGGTTTTCATTTGTTGATGAAGATTCATTAGGTCTTTATTCATTTCGGAAACAGTCTTTAACATCTGAGATGCAACTTCATATGCTCTTGGTGCATCACTCTCCGTTGCAACATCAATAATACCATCAATAGCATCTTTCCCTGTGGATATAAGATTTTTGATATTTCCTCTTACTTGATTATAATCAATTTCTAAATCTTTATCCAGTTTTTCTTTAGATACAGGTAAATTTGTTTCTTTTTTTACAATGTTTGTTTCTTTTGCTTGTTCTTTTTCATAACTTACATCCAATGCATCAGACAACTTTTCATTAACGCTTTTCTTTTCTTTCATATTTTCACCATTTTTTTAAGAACTCGGTGGGTTATATGTCGCTGAAGGATATGTGTTTCCATAAGTATCAATATAATCCTGTGTCCATTGCCATGCACCATAAGTTGAACCTGTTGGTCCAATTGCACTAGCACCTCTAGTATATATGTTAGCAAATGTTGTGTAATCTGTAAATGTTCCACCTGTAAGAGCAGAACCATAAGAAGGTCCACTAACACCAACATCAACTCTACTCAATGCACCTGTTGGACCTGAACGTAGATATTTCTCATCATCTGTTGTAAAGTCGAAGAATGTAGTTTCTGTTTTAAGTATAACACCACCCTTACGAATAGGTCCATACACATATGATTTTACTGTAAAATCAAGTTGAGTAGTAATATTTCTTCTTATATCAAATTCGCCTTCATAGTCTTCTTCAATATTAACACTATTCAAAATAATAGGAATATCAACCTTCTTATTAATATCATTAAAATTCATAGTAACAGTAAATTCCGGAGTAAAGTAGGGAAGAACCTGTTCGATGATTTGCAGTGCATCATTCATATTTCTAACAAATCCATATAAAGAAAAATCAAAATTATATGGAACCTCTGCATAATTATATGACATCGCTCCACCGGTAGCACCTGATAAGTTGGTTCTCCTGCGATTCATTGTATTTCGTTTTCTTGCAGGGTCATATGCAATAGTTGTTATTTCAAAACCCATTCTGGGTAAAGTAATCATAACCTTTGTGGTGTCGGATATAGAACTACTTTCTTCTATTCTTCTAAGAAACTTTTCTTTTGGACCATAAGATAAAGGGACACGAATAAACTGTTTTGTTCCTCCTGAATTGGTATGTTCCAATCGAATATCGTTGAACAACGAACCAAAAGCAACAACTAATTTTCTAATAGATTCGTTATAGAATGGTCTAAACATTAATATCCCCCCTCACTGAAGGGGTCAGTTTCCGTAAAGTCGAATATATTATCTGTGTCTACATCCCATTCTAAATCTTCATTATCACCAGAACTTTCATCATCCTCTGGGTCTTGAATAATTATAGTAGTTGTAGTGTCTGTTCCTGTTAGCAAATATTCCGCAGCAGAATCCATACCTACTATACTATCGTTTGAAGAACCTGTAGATAGAGTACCATCTAATCCTGTAACATATAAAAGTTTATTATCAGCATCCCAATTCGTAATTTGTCCTGTTACATCAGCATCTGCATATGTTCCACCACTAATGTTGGAAATTTGGAATACGGTCTCACCTTCAATAAAATTAGTATAAGTAGAAGAACTAACCTGTGTTCCTAATGAAAGTCTAATTTCATATACTTTTCTTTCTTCATCTATAATATCAACATCATCGATTCCTGTTTCAATTTCCATAGACTCATCATATGCAAAGGTTTCACATGTTAATTTATAAACAAATAATTTACCCAACTGATAAAATGGATTTTCATGTTCTACAAAATTAATTTCAAATAATGTTTTACTCAACGGAAAATAAACCAAATCACCTTCTCTTGGTCTATCAATAGATGTAAGAGTTGTAATCTCTTTTTGAAACCTTTTTTTAGATATAAGCAATTCTACTTTATCTTTTATTTGTAATCCATATTTAGATAATAAATCACCTTCACCCTCAAACCCATCAATAGACTGTATAAACATCTCCAATTCAAATCCATTTTGAAATTTAGATATTCTATCTTCTCCAAAAATATCATCTTTGGATATAATATCCCTTGGAATGTATATCATATCTCTTCCCATTGTTTTTATAATCTCAATGGTAAGGTCTTCAATAACATCGTGTTCACCAGAATAGTCTTTAAAATATTTATTTCGAGCCATTTTTATCCAACCGTAAAGTCAATAGGAAGTTCATATTCTAGTAATACTTTTTCTTCAATCCTTATTACATCTTCATTTGCTTCTGAGAATATTTCTGCACCTCTCATAGATACACCTCCCGGCATTTGTATACCTTCAAACTTTGACATATTTGCACCCCACTGTCTTTTAATAAGAGCAGTGACATATTCTTTTAAAAGTCTATCATTATATATTTCTATCCATGTGGTGGGGTCTAATTTAGAATATGCTTCTATTGTTAAATAAGTATCACCTGCGGTTACTTCCTCTGACCAATCCATATCAACATAAAGTCTATTTGTAACCTTATTAAATCTTATACTTTTCTCTGGTTCAAAAAGTTGTTCAATTAAACCAATATATCTTTTTGCAGAATCATAAGATGCAAGTCCCATTGATGTACTATTTCCAAGATTTCTGTTAATTCCAAAATAGTCATTTAATGCCATTTGATATTTCACATTAAACATATTTGCTTGATTTTCACCAAACCTAAACAACCTACGAACACTAAGAATATTTGAACCATTTGGTGGTCCTGTATAACCTGCCCCCGCAGTCAATCCAGATGTATTGATATATCCATTTGAAACATCGTCTGATGTAACTTTGTGTGTATAATAGTGAAGTTCTACACCATCAAAATGTCTTTCCGCAAAAAATTGAAGTGCATCATCCACTCTTTCCACAGCCTGTTGATAATCTACATTTATATCAACTACCGGTTTTCCTAGTCTTCTAAGTGCATATTCAATTAGTGTATCTGCTGATGTGGGTACTGCCATACAAAAATCTCCTCATAATATGTATAAGGAAAGAAAAAACCCCAAAAAATAAGGGGTATTCTTCTACTTCGCTATATTTCCCTTTTCTTGGGTTTTGGTGATTCTGGAACATCATGAATATTTACTTTAATTTTTTTGATATCCTCTGTGAGCATTTGTTCTATATAATATCTTCGTGTGACTGGACTTTCTGCTTCGTCCGGTTCACTTTCTTCATAATTAGAAAATCCTGGCATCTGTAAAGGACAACCAAGTTTTGGATAGTCCAATTTACTATATTCATCGCCCTCGGACACCAACCAAGTTCCTTTTCTGTCTCCACACCCACATCCACCACAGAAACTTTTGTTGCCGTCTTTTTCACTATTTTTGAGATATTCACATTCTGGTAAATCATTACCATCACCGAAACAACTAATAACCCTGAGTTGTTTTGTTGGTTTGTCTATTTTGTTGTTGGACAATCCACGAGATAATATAGACTTTGCAAAATTCTTTGCCATTCCTACTTTTTCAGAAATAGACTTTTTCTCACTCATATAAATTTAATCCTTTTCAATTATAAAAATTATACCACACTATTTATCAATGTCAACATCCAAAACTATAAATCTTCCACTTCCGTTCCATAAATTCATTATCTCATTATATTTATCCAAAGAAAGTGTTCCTGAAATATTTCTAGCAGAAACTTCTAATATATGTCCTATTGGATAACTTTTTGGTTTTGTGAACACAGAATGACTAAACAATTCATCTATATCTTCTATTACTGTTCCGCTTATATTTAAATATTCAATATGCCCTTTATTGGAAGTAGAATAAGCATCTGCTGGTTTGGGCAATTCAATTTTTTTCAATTTACCATTACCACTCAAATCTATATGTTTTAGATTTAAGAATGCATTTCCATATTCATCATAATTTCCAAACTCACCAACATCCCCCCACTCTTCTTGGGAAGATACACCCAAATTAATAAAGGGAAGTTCTGTGTTTGTTATTACCAAGAAATTCAATTCTGTCATTTCTTTATTTCTACCAAGAGAAAATTCCATTTGATTGAGTTTTGTAGAATCTCTTAAAATGAGTTGTTTAAGTTTGACTGAATTTTTCAATTCTATACCTCTACCCAATGCACAACCAGACAAATCCAAATATTCCAACACAGGAACATTCAATATCAATTTTTTATTATTGTGTAAATCTTTATTGTTTGATGCAAACAAAGAAGTCAGTTTGTTATATTTTATATTTTTGGTATCTAGTGTTTTGATTTCATTATCAGACAACAACAACCGTTCAATGTTTGGTATTTTATACATTGGGAAATCTTCTTGTGCATTAGGATACCCCGAACGAGCCAACCATTCTGTTCCAGAATTAGCACCTAATTTATTATCTTGAACCCAAATTTCTCTAATATTATTACTTTTTGGTATATCTAATCTATATAATTCATTATTATTTAAATGAAGGGTTTCTATTTTTGTCAAAGAAGAAGCATTAAAATATTGCATGGGTGTACAAATAACATCAACAGATGAATCCGCAGCAACAATAGTTTTTATTTTGTTTCTTCGTTTTTCTCTTTTTTCTAAATCTTTGGAAAGATATACACCAATATAATAACCAACCATACCTGTACATTGTTGCCAATCATATTCATCATTATATTCGTTTCTACCGTTTCCGTATCTAGCAGGATTTATTACAAGTTTATTTAAGTTTGGTAACTCGGAGAAAAATACTTTAGAATGATAATATGGTTCAAATACATTTGACAAATCTACATCATCAGGTGTACGATATTTTCTAGTCAACCAAAGTTGAGTTATGCTATTTTTATATTTTTCAAAAACCTTATCATTTCCGTTTATCATTCCCCAATCAAAACGATTATTATTGTTATGAGATTTTATGTTATAATATCCCTGAATATACTGATAACTTGTTGGGTCTGTTGGAAGAGGAAGTGCCTCTACCAATGGTTCATTTCTACCATCATGAATTTTATATAAAATATTATTTTGTACATTATTAGATTTAGAATATAAAGATTCATCTGGAACATTTATTGGTTTATTTTCAATATCAACAAAACCAAAGAAGGGAACAGAAAAACTCATATCGTTTGTGTTGGTTCTTCCAATTAACAATGGTTTGTATTTAATTTTTCTTTTATTCTTAAATGCAGCCGCAATAACCGCACAAGCATCACAAGCACCACATTCTTCAGACCAAGTATCTCCAGAACAGGAACGGTCTGCACAATTCCAATGAATTGCATCATAGTGGTCTGGGTCTTGTCCTGGACCATCTGTGGGCATTTGAACACATCCGATGTTCATACAAGGAACATCACCCATATAATAACCACCCAATTTTAGACACTGTTCCATAGGCCATCTAGCACACGTTTCCGTATGAGGATTACAACAAGAACCAAATGTAGGACAATGTCGACAATCACCATTGCCTTGATAATCAGATTCTAATCTACCTCTCAAACCAAAACCTGCCATGATACCTTTTCCCATGTTACGCCATCCAAACCAATTCTCTCTATTTGAAGTTCTACATTCAGGACACCCTATACCACACGATGGATGTCGGTCTACACAATAGTCTATACCACCATATGCTCCGTTCTTTAAAGGTGTGCCAATATGCTCAGGAAAATTACCCCAAACTCCATTCATTGTATCACTAAAATAGGGATGATTCCAAGGAGTTGACCATTCTCTGGGAAGAACATCCCAATGGTGAAGCATTCCCCCTTCATTATTTTGTCCAAAGTAACCGGGGTGGCAGGTCGAGTATGGTGGGGTACCGTACTTCGAGTAATAATAACTATCAAATTCAAAATACGAATTACATTCTTGCCACATATCACAAGGACGAGTGTTCCAAAATGCACCACTGTACCAGATAGGCAATTCCTCATCGGGGTCAGGAAAATCGTAACTCCCAAAAGTACAATCGCCTTTTGGGAAAAATGTATAACAAGCATTTGAAACATTTGGGTCTGGATGTGACACACCATATTCTGAATTACATTCAGGATAATTTACTAAGCCTTCTGGGTCACCTTCCCATAGTGGACAATTAGGGCTGTCTAAGTAGTCATCAAGAACATTTGCTTTACAATCAATCCCACCTTCTGTCACACCATCATCCCTCAATATAGGTCCCCATTTATTTAACAAATCACATTCTTCTTTTGTTACATAACAACAACTTGCTTCATAGAAAAAATCAGGTTCGCATGGTCCACCAAAGCCAGCACCAGGTAATGGCGGCCAAGGGCGGGTGGTAGTGTTGTGTGGGTCTAAGTGGGCACTTCTGTGACAATCACAACATGCACCCTTTCCTAAAAAATCTGCATCGCAGGCATCGCAACTGTAGTCGTCCTGTGTTGTATGTGAACAACTTTTTCCATAACTGTTGTATGGATTAACTCCTATTCTTCCACTATTATCAGACCAGATACAATGTGTTTCCATATTCGGATATGAATAATCTTCTCTTCCAACATTTTTACAACTACTGCCTCTCCACGGAGGTGGTTCTTGTCCTGGTCCATATCCACAATCTGGTTGGCTCGATTGCAAATTACATACATCACAACTATCAGGGGGTTGGGTGTCGGGGGTACCGTCAGAGCCATCTACTTTGCAATAACAACACGGAGCAATATCCGCAGTACATGCTAGTGAGGTTCCAAATCCACTACCGGCAACCCAATCATCACAAAATGTTGATGGTCCCATCCATACAGAATGACCGTCTTCAGACCAATTTAAATTATCACATTCAACTTCACCTTCCTGACATGGGGCACATTCTTCTTTTGTTTTGTTATCATCACAACTTTCCGTGCCAGCCGCCGCACACAAAGGGGAACAACACGCACCTGTTTCTGCATCACATGGGCATCCAGAACACCAAGTTGCAGGGAGATATTCATCTTCGCTAACACCACAATTACTTGGAAGAGTAGAACGAACGTGACATCCTTCTTCTTGAAAATCAACAGTTTCTTGATAAGTTTCAAAAGTTAGACAACATCCATACTCTATATCTACACAATCATGTGTAGAATCTTCACAACACGCACGACATACTGCTCCAAGATTTGTTATATCACCATCAGCAAAAGCATGAACAGTATAACCACAATAATTACAGTACACTTGTCCTTGCGTATATGTGGAGTCACCCTCATAACTAGTATCACAACTTGTCCCACTATATTGAGGTTTACCGCCGTCTGCAATGCAATCTGCTGGATGCAAATCTTCACATATAAAATATCCATTGTCTAAATGTTTACAACATGGCCTACAATCGGGACAAACACTTGTTTCACAATCTACACATAATGAACCACATGGGTTATCTACACAGAGTGTTCCTTCCAACCAATTGTCAGAAGAACAAATTTTCTGTGTAGTCATAGAACATGTACCATCAACAGCACAACATGCTCCAATTAATCCTTGGTCATCACATACGTATGTCTCTACCGAGCAAGTTGGGTCATCCGTGCAAGAGGTTGATGAACTCCACACAGCAGGCGCAAAACAACAATCGTTCTTGGGTACCCCTTCTGTACAACTGTCTCCCATACAACAAATACCTTGGTGACAAACACTGTCATCAGCACACAATGTATCGTCACCGGCGTATACACCACCTAATGCCGTACAATCATCAGGATGTAAAGTGTCGAGGCAGGTGCCATCTGTCATACAACAAGCACCTGTTGGGTCAACAACACTTCTTACTCCAGCAGGACAACAAGTCGTGTCACATCCATAGAAACATCCCGTACAGTTTGATAATTCTGTTTCTGTACAACTACCACCTGGTCCCTGTTGTAATTCTGTCGGACATTCAGAACCACTGCAACATGCACCGACACAATCTTCGGGTTCTCCACAATCGCTTATTCCAGAACTTCTTATTTCTGCACATCCCGAAGATACACAAGGATTGTTTATATTCCAACTGTCTGAAACATTTTCAAAAGGTAAGCCATCACAACCTGTAAATGTTCCACCTAATATTTTACATTCGTTTTGTGTTATTGCTGGTATACATTTTCCGTGCCAACAACAACTTCCTCTATTTCTAGAATACGGACAATCACAATCTTCACACCTTCCATCGTTTATATTAACGTAAACTGATTCTGTATTATTAATACCAAAATCTATTAAATAATCAGATGCAAAATCTCTATCTAAGTGTTGAGAAGAAACATCAAAAGAATCTAAACATCTGTCTGTACCATATTCCTTAATGGTTTTATTTTCTTTATTATATCCTGCTATAATTACATCACTAGTTTTATTGCAACAAGGAACAGTATCACAATTATATTCACAATTCAATCCACTATAAAAAATACCATTTAATTCTATACATTGTCCTCTACTAGTAAAAGAACAACCCAATTCATGACAACACGCACCAATTTCTTGAACCGAACAATTAAAACCTGGGGATTCGCAAGGTTGGTCAAATCTAATTCCAACATAATTTTCTGCTGGTGGACATGGGTCATTTTCTCCTATATTTTGACAACCAATATATGAACCGTCTCTTTGCCATATACAACAGGAATCTGTTACGAATATAGAATCCTTACAGGGATATCCTGTCTCTTCATTACATTCTTCGTCTTCATGAAAAAGCGTTGTTATATCTTTATTGTTTGCAGCAATTTGTTCGCAATGATATATTGTGGTATTATCACATTTTATAAATTCTCCGCTTGAAATGTTAAACTGACAACATGCACCATTACTACCAAAACCACAATCTCCATAATATTCACAACAATCTATATCATCACAACTTGATTGTTCGTTACTCCACAATCCACCAAGAGCAATACATCTACTATTAGAAGTAACATAACAATTATAATCAACTATAAATGGTTTAACATCAGGGTCTTCCACACCAAAATATTCTGGAATACAACAAGTACCTTTTTTATTATCAATAGGCGGAACGCAAAAAAATCCATCAACACTTGTTAAAGTACCACAAGTAGAACCAGACACCCACGCTGCACCACCACTTCCGCCAGGTGGTTCATTTAAACAATCTCCACAGGTTATACCATCAGAACAATATGTTATACCATTGAACGGATGATTTCCAAAACAACAAGAACCTGTCGGCCAAGAGCAAGGCCAAGATGAACTAAATGTACTTCCGTCCCCGCAAGAACTACCCGAACCACCCCAAAGACCATTAATTATAGAACAGTCGCCCGCAGTATATCCATTTGGATAATTTTTATCATCGGGACTCAGGCAATTTCCTTCAAGACAACACGAACCGTGTGCAGTTGCTCCCGTAACTCCACAACCACCCGCAGAATTTATTTCTGAACATGTGGATAGAGGTCCTCTAGGAACACCACCAACATTCAAACATTCACAGGGTTTTAAATCTTTACATACACCAGACCAACTATAATCACCACTAACACCTTTAATATAATTTCCCATACAACATGCTTGTAAATAGGCGGTAGAATCTTCACAACAATCTGATGACAAACAATCGAAATCTTTACCTTTCCATTCACCATCCCTACATCCACAACCCTCTTCTGTTGTTATATAACAAAAACCATGTTCATCACAACAAACGCCATAAACAAAACCAGAATCAAATCTATATGAACAAGGATTATCAGAACAAAGTTGACCTGCATAAAAATCACTATCGCTTGGACAGAGACTTAAAGATGTATCTGTACAATTACCCAGTGCATCACAACACGCACCCATTAAAGTTGTTGGGTCAACACCTATTCCACCAGACCTTGTTCTAAACTGAATACTCATTTATTATCTTTCCTAGTTTGTCCACCTGATGATGATGTATTCCAACCCTGATTTTCTTTTATGTTGCTTTTTTTCCATCTACCACCTAACGCATTTTCACAGTAATTTTTATCACACCCCATTATAATTGACCCATCCTGTAATCTACATCTTCCTGTTGTATTATTTATATTAGTTCCTATAGAAAAATTATTAAAAATATTATCTGTTTGTATAATATTATTTCCATGTAACCCCTTACAGTTTATTTCTTCACATTTTATATCGGTATATACAACACCACCAAATGCATTAGATAAAGTTTCTTCTTGTCCTTTGGGTATTGTCATATTTATACAACTTTTTCCTAAAAGATTCTTATTAGACCCCAAACATATTGAAATGTTTTGTAATTTAATATTTCCTTTTCCGCTAAATGTATCACAAATACCGGACATACCACCATTAGGAATAAATCTTTCAACGTATGAAAGACCTCTGTCTAAAACGTATTCGTATATATCCGAAACCTTAATTTCATTTTTACCATCACATATTACACCAAATAATTTTGGTAGCCTGTTTGGTGTGATTATTCTTTTTCGGAAAATTATTTCTTCAACAACATCATCAGAATTTCTAAATGGGAATTGATTACAAACATCACAATCTACCGCCTCTGAACCAATACAAGCACTATTCGCTCCCATAAATCCACCACCTTGTGCTAAACATTCAAGCGATGTCATAGGACCTTGACATGATTCGGCAGAAAGACAACACGCACCAGTTACTACTACTTCTTCACAATCTATAAGCGAACAGAAACTGCCATCTCCATGATATACTCCTAGTGCAGCACAATCTTCACGAACCATGTCATTTACACATTCAATAAACTCCCCACTCTCATATAGACAACATGCACCTACTGCTAATTCTCCACACGGATTGGTACAAG